TAAATTATTCAGTTAAATATATTTATTACATATGGCAAAACTAGATGCACTTAGAAAGATAATTCGGGAAGAAGTTAGAGCCGTCTTCCAAGAAGAATTAGCAGGAATTCTGAAAGAAGCTGTTATAGCGAATCGTTCACAACGTCCTATAAATGAAGTAGTTAAACCAAAATCTACTGTTCCTGGAACTCTAAATCAGCAAGCCCCTAAACTAGTACCTCCTATGCTTGCTGGAAACAATCCCTTAAATAGCCTTCTTGCAGAGACTGCTATGTCTATGACACCAAAAGATTTTGAAGGAATAGGTGGAATTTCCGCTACTTCAGCCGACGTTGCAGTGGTAGATTCTATGGAAGATATGTTTGCTTCGGCAAGAAAAAGTTCAAATTTAGATGCTATAGAAATCAATGCAGTTCCGGATTTTACAGCTATAATGGCTAAAATGCAAGCTAACGGAGAAGTATAATGGCATATAATCTTAGAAATATAAACGTCCTCGATCTCCGCCCTTCCACAGGTGTAGGAGTTGCATTACCTTTTAACGCACCGGGAGTGTTTAGAACCGTCTATACTACTAAGGAGCAACTAAAATACAATATTATAAATTTTTTACTCACAAATAAGAGAGAAAGAATTTTTAATCCTACTTTTGGAGCCGACATTAGATCTAAACTATTTGAACAACTAACTCAAGATACTGTTGACGGATTAGATAATTTAATCAGGACAGGAATTGAACGTTACTTCCCTAACGTTGTAATTACTAATCTAACTTTTAATGCAGATCCGGATAAGAACTTGTTAGTAATACAGTTTTCGTATACTATTAACAACACAGGGGAATCTGACAATATAATTATTGATATCAATGGCTAATAAGGATATACGATATTTAAACAAAGACTTTAACACTTTCAAGGAAGCGTTACTCGAGTATGCTAAAGCATATTATCCTAATACCTATAACGACTTTTCAACCTCTTCACCTGGTACTATGTTTATCGACATGGCATCTTATGTGGGGGATGTTTTGTCTTTTTACCTTGATAACCAAACTCAAGAAACTTTTTTAGAGTACGCTAAGCAGACTAATAATTTATATGCCCTTGCCTATATGCTAGGTTATAGACCAAAAGTCACTTCTGCTGCTTTTGTAACCCTTGACGTATATCAGCAAATACCTGCTTCTGGATCTAATTACGCACCCGATTTTAATTATACCCTAACTATTGACGAAGGATTACAAGTTAGATCTAATATAAACACTTCAAATTATTTTTACTGTCCAAATAAAGTTAATTTTGCTCTTTCATCTTCTGTTGATCCAACAGATATTTCCGTATATACAACAGTAGGTGGAAATCCTAATACCTATCTCCTTAAAAAACAAACTCAAGCCCTATCAGGACAAGTTAAGACTACCACTTTAAGTTTTGGAGCAGCCGAAAGATTTCCAATTAGAACAATTGAAGAGGCTAACATTATAGAAATTTTAAATGTAATAGACGATAACGGAAATAAGTGGTACGAAGTACCTTATCTTGCTCAAGATTACATTTTGAAATCTGTTGCTAATACTGCGCTTAACTATCCAGAGCTTTACCAAGAAGCTAACCAAGTACCCTATATCTTAGAAAGAACTGACGTTCCAAGACGCTTCGTCTCTAGGTTTAAAACTGAAACTACTCTACAGTTAGAGTTTGGAGCCGGTATTCAAGCCGTATCTGGTTCTATACCTAATCCTTTTAATGTAGGTATCGGAACTGTGAACGGCATTGACATGCTTACCACAGCCTACGATCCTACTAACTTTGTAACAAATAACTCTTACGGAGTTGCTCCTTACAATACAACCTTAACTGTTCAATACCTTGTAGGAGGTGGAGCAAGTGCAAATGTAGGCGTAAACGAATTAACTAATATTGTAGATGTTTCTTCTTCTTTTGCAAATACAGTTAACCCTACAGTAGCAAACACAATTAGAGGAACCTTTGCTACTAATAATAGTATAAGAGCGGTAGGCGGAGGAGATGGTGATACACCAGAAAGCTTAAGGTTAAACACCTTAGCTCAGTTCCCGTCACAAATGCGCGCAGTAACACAGCAAGATTATTTAGGAACCGTTCTCGGTATGCCATCTAAGTTTGGCCAGGTAGCTAAAGCTTATGTTACAAAGGATACCGCTACATTTGCCCAGTATTTAGCAGGCCAACCAGGTGAAAGAGATCCACTCGCTACTTCACTTTATATTTTAGGGTACGACGCTGCCGGTGCTTTCACAGCCCCCGGTCCTGCCCTGCTTAAGAATATACAGACCTATCTTGAGCAGTATAGAATGCTTACAGATACTATTATTCTCAAGCCTGCTTATATTATAAACATTCAAGTTAATTTCGATATTATTGTAAGACCTAATTATACATCAAGAGACGTAATTGCTAACTGCTTAACTTTAGCAAGAGCATATTTTGCGCGAGAGAATTGGCAAATAAATCAACCGATCATTCTCTCTGAAATTTATACTCTTCTCGATCAGGTAGCCGGGGTACAGACTGTACAAAAAGTTGCTATTAATAATATTGCAGGAACTAGCAGCGGTTATTCACAATACAGTTACGACATATCAGGAGCAACCTTAAACGGAGTTATTTATCCTTCACTTGATCCAAGTATCTTTGAAGTTAAATACCCAGATATAGACATTCAAGGACGTGTAGTAACATTCTAATAACATGGCAGTATATCAAATATTTACATCCGCAGACGCTACAATTTACTCGCGTTACCCGTTAAAAAATACGGGCCGAGATCCTATTCTAGAAGTGTCTGCCAAAAATTCCCAAGACGGTACTAGATTTTTATACAGAAATCCCCTAACTGAAAATCCGTATTATAACTACGATTTAGCTGCTGCAGGAAATTACACTACTACAGATGAATTCTTTGCGCAATTAGATGTTAGAAGAGCTTTGTTACAATTTTCGCCAGCTGATATTGCGAAAATAAAAGCATTTGCTCTTTCGGCGGTAAGCGGATCTTGGCAAGCAAATTTAAGATTATACCTTGCTTCGGCACAAAACCTTAACACAACCTATTCACTAGAGACTTATCCGATATCTCAATCTTGGGTAATGGGAACAGGTCAATACGCTCAAGTACCTGAATCCAGAAACGGAGTAAGCTGGGACTATACAGGCCCTGCTTATAATTCTACACCGTGGGCAGTTACAGGCAGTACTTATATTACCGCCGTTTCAGGAAGTCAGTTTTTTGATTATATGTCTAATAAAGACATTAATATGGATGTTACCGACGTGGTTAGTACCTGGTTTTCTTACCCATCTCCTTTTGTATATTCTACTTTAACTGATTTAATAACAACAGAGAGTAGTAATATACTAGAAACCGAAACAGGAGACGACCTTGCTGCAGTAGATCCAGCTGGATACCCTAATTACGGAGTAGTAGTAAAACATCCAGATGCAATCGAATTCAATACCGCATCTTACGTAGATCTTAAATTCTTCTCAGTAGATACACATACTATCTATCCTCCAAATATCGAGTTTAAATGGGACGATACTGTTTACGGACCTACAGGATCCTGGAGTGTTGCTACTAATGATCAGATTACTATAGTACTTGCAAATAACCCGGGACAATTTAAGCAAAATCAAGTATACAAGGTGAGAACAGCAGTTAGAGATACCTACCCTCCACGTCAGTTTACAACATCTTCCGTATACCTAAATCAACTATACCTTCCGCCAACCAGCTACTGGGCTTTACAAGATTATAAGACTGAAGAAATGATTGTAGACTTTGATACAACTTATACGAGATTGAGCGCAGATACTACAAGTAACTACTTCACTCTTTATACAAGTGGACTGGAAGTAAACAGATTTTATAAGTTATTAATTAAAACTGTTCTTTCTTCCGGAGAAGAAGTCATATACACTAACGAAAATTTAATTTTTAAAGTAGTAGAATAATGGCACAAGAAGTTAGACTGGTAAAAGAAGTATACGGACGTAACACCTTTACACGGGTAGTAGATACCTCTTTTAATGAACTATATACTCCTGTTACTGCTTCAGCAGCTTTAGCACAACAGATTACTGTAGATCAATTTTTTGATTTATATAACGAATTGTTTTTTGATATTCCTGCAACTGGAGAATTAAATTCACATGAAT